TTTTTTTATTATCTTTGCTTCGCTGAAACCATCGCCGACACCTTCGGTAACGACTACTTCTTCTTTAAGTTCCCCTCTGCCTGCTTTAGACAGCCGCCACAGCGCTTCCACTGCAGACATCATGCCGTCTTCAAAGACTTTGTCCTGCAATTCTTTAATACGGCTTTTTACGTCAACATAGGTCAACAAACGTTGCCCTAAACTCTTTGCTGTTTTTTTACTATATCCCGCCCGTATAGCTGCCTGCGTTGCGTTCAGATCAATCAAGTACTCAACGCAGAATTTCTCCTGTCTCGGTGTCACGCCACCACCTCCTTTCTGCAATAAAAAGGCACCCGTTAGAGTGCCACAAATTTACTGAGCCTACACGTCAAGAATACGATGCGTAGGCTCTTAATTAGGGAGGAAGTAAGTAAAATGTCCTTACTTTCACACCTACACTATATCACATGTCTATAGTGGCTTTTAGTGGCGTGGATTCCAAATCACGTAAAGCTGCACCATGAATTCGATATACCCAACGGAGATCAAAATACATCTGCATCGTAATCTCTTCCCATTTTTGATTAAGTATGTATCTGCGGTATAACACTGCCCATCGGTCATGATCTTTTTCACAGCTAATCAGAGTCTCCGCTTTATCCTGCATATCCATTAAACGAACAAATTCCCGTGATGTTTCTGCTCTTTTCAATTCGAGCCTGCAGATTACTTCATCAAGTGATTTCACGTTATTTGATTGTATTTTGTCACCTAATTGTGGAGATTTTAAAGAGATAACTTCACATTCAATTTCTTTCAGCCGTTCTTTGCAAGCTTCTACCCGTGCATGCTGCCGCCGAACATCATTCAGAAATTCTTTAACGGTCATCATATGTACCCCTGCCTGAAATCACACATAGAGAACAAATCAACAACCCGATACACGCGCCGAACATACAGCCTAATATGAACATCATAATTTGAAACCTCCCTCTTTAATCACTTACGCTTTTTTGAAAATCCCATGCATTTTTCATTACCCGGTAAATCTGCCGGGCATTAAACTGCCGAAACATATCATTCATTATTTCCTGAAATACACTCTTGGACGGCCATGTATCAGAAGATACACAAGGCTTAAACAAATATGGCCATCCGCTACCTGTTAATCCATAAGATGAATTCTCCTGTAAATAAGTTCCACAACCGCGAACCAAGAACAAATAACTGCAGAGATTCATATTTACAGCTTTAGCTTCAGTAAACATAGACAACCATATATCAGAATCCGACTGCGGCCAGGGATCCACAAAAATTTCACCGGCCATTTTCTGAATACCGGGAATACAAGACCGTCTTGCATTCATCTCACAGATTTTTAATAATTTCCATCTCTCTGTATCGAAATTCATCGTTGCGTTACACCTCTCTGCTACCGAACATTTGAACTATTTTTTATGGGTTACCCGTTAACGTGTGACCCAAGCCGTCTCTCTGAACACCGATAAAATCTGTCGTGGCCAAAGGTCAAAAACGGGTTACACGTTAGCGCAAATAGGGTGTGTGTTTTTTATAGACCCCCCTTATACCCTCCTTATACCTTAGGGTAGGTAGGTATATTTCAACCAACTATATATATTTAACGTGTAACACGTGTAACCTAACATATCTATACCTCTTTTCTTTCGATAATCACTGGTAAAAATCGGGTAACACGTTTTTCGGATTTACGTGTAGCTTACGTGTAGCCCGTGTAACAGAAATTAATTAAGTATTGTAATAACACGGCATGCTTTTCCCTGGTATTTCACAACATTCAAATTTCTTACCCATCCATCGGCGCCTGTGGACGTTTCTATTTTCTTTTCTGTAGCAAACTCTTTAATCATCTTTTCGTAGCTGATACCGTCCTTGTCCATTGCCTCACGCAACGCGTTGGGGAATACGTGGGTCTTTCCTCCTCGGATAAACCCATAGAGGGGTGAAACGGTTTTCTGCATACTGCTATAACTTTCGTTATCGAAATGGGCTATATTGGCAGCCATCCAGTTTTGAACAAAATCCCACGCACGGTCTGTATCGGAAATTTCATGGATCGTCGGAAGAGATTTAAATACTTCTCCACTCATATATTCCGCCTGTGATAAAGCTGTCTGGATATCCATATGCCACAGCCACATCCCTGCAAGCACGTCAGCCGTCGTAATAAGCGCTACGGCGTCTATATGGACAGGGCTGTAATCGGTATACCGCGTAGCCAGGTCCTGCCGGATACGGTTCCACACCTCGCCAGCCACTGGTCGGTTTGCAAGCAGCGCTTTAATGTACAGGGAACCCGCTAATCCATAACTGTCCATTTGATGAACCTGTTTAGCAAGTCCATCCGGAAGAACAGGATACGTATTGATTTCAAGGATTCGGTTCTTAACGCCGCGGATGGAATTTTCCCGGGTAAGCGGTTCTTCCCCGTTGGCCATGCCGATGGTTCGCCAGTAAGCGGTCTTCTGCAGGCCCGTCTTGCTGGCGCGACCCTTGCCTTTACCACCTTCCAGCATATAGACCACATATTCCAAATAATCCTGCTTGTCACGCCCCTGGCCTGCGACCTGCCGCTCGTTAATGGCAACAGGAAAATCAGAGAGCAGGGATAGGCGGCGTTCCAATCCGGCCTTTGTCGTGAGGAAACTGGTCATCATCCGGTCAGGATTCCCCCATACGCTCATGGCCATTTTCATGGCAGCCGTCTTCCCGCCGCCGGACGTACCCCAAAAATACAGAAGGAAATTCCGCTGGCGGAACAATCCCAGTAAAGGCGTAGCGAAGGATGCTGCCATAAGGAACCGGGCGAAGGTATATTTCCGGATTTCCCCGGCCAGCTGATACCAGTATGATAATTCTCCGGCCGCCCGCATAGCTTCCGTAATATCCCCCTCGTCATCCATTTCAATCCGGTAATCCGTGTTAGACGGAAGGATAAATTCTTCACAATGCTTACGCCATCCCAAGCGGGAGACGCTGTAGCACAAAGGGATTCTGTCTTGGTTCATGGCTTCCATCTGCTGTAAGTATTTCACAAGATATTTTGCTGTTTCTGATGAAATATTGAGGCCCCAATCAGACAGCTTGACGATGCTTCGGCTGGAAAATACGGTCGACCGCGGCTGGACTGTTCGGCGCCATTGGTTATAATATTTGAAGCATATTTCGACCTTTTCAGTATCCATATCCATGTTATACAGCCGTGACGTCAGAACTACCGGAACGCCCGATGCCGGATTTCTGATCACATCCCCGTCCATCCGCTCGCGGTATTCACACACACCGGTAGCGTCCACAGAAAAACCTGCAGGTATCCGAAGGTCTATTGGACAATCAGGAATGAGTGATTTCGTCGTTTTAGGAGCTTTAGATGTTCCTTGAGATGTAGATATCCTTTCCGTAGATGAGGACTCAATGTGAAAGCTTTTCCGGCGTTCCTCGGCAATGATTTTGGATAAGTCATTAAGATTGATATGTCCTTTAAACCTTGCCTTATGTTTCTGGAATTCCAAAGGCGCCTCTTTCTGAAGCAGAGCAAGCGCTCCAATAACTTCAGGGGTAAAAACCGTTTCAGGGTTTAGCGTCGTCACCGCCCGCAATGTGGCCATAGCACGGGGCACATTAGCCAGTGCCCATCCAGATGGACATTTAACAGGGCAGTTTTCACAATGTTTAAAGCCGAGCGTTTTCTGTATATACTCACATGTACGAGGGCTCATATTAGAAAGGACTTCTGTAATCTTGGCATCAGTCTTTTCCGCGTTGTATCGTTTATGATCAGCTTTGGATAGTTCATGGCATGCCGCCGGTCCGTCAGAAGCTCTCGCTAGATTGGAAAGAGCCGCGACCCATTCGTCATAAGTGATGGTATCGGCATCCAGTTCGCAATGCTGCAGAAATTTACAATTAGACAGCATCATGAAAGAGTTGCCGTCCGTTTGGCGCCGCTCAAAGCCTTGCTTGCGATCAGAAAGCAATTGAGGTATTTCGACCTGCAAAGATGCAAAATCTTTATAACGGTAACGAAGATCCGCGTATTCAATCACTTCACAAAGCACCGGATTTTCAGGATCCTTAAAATTCCACGTATAAGGCACCCTGAGTATACGCGACAAATCAGCCGTCGCGTCAATTTTCCAGCCGTTGGCCGCCGCACTGTTCCGTATGATTTGCTGAAGCTTGCGGACAGTATTAATGACTTCCGCCCGATTTTCGTCGTTGATTATAACGGGTTCTTTAAGCAGCCAGTAAGCATGAAGCCCGTGCCCGGAAGACACAATGATAGACGGTGGATACTTTTCCGGTAATAACCCCATCGCTTCATCAACGGATTTCGGAAGATTTTCTGCTTTATGTGCCGCAGAGTCCACTATATCAATATCTACCCAGAGACAGGCAATAGATGTAACATTCTGTTGCTTAGCGCGAAGATCAGCAGGAAGAGGATCGGCCGTTGTCCCCAAAGAAAAATAGACATCCTTCCGCATGCCGGAAAGCATTCGCGCTGTGTTCCATATTTTTTTAGAGACTCCGGGTTCCAACAGGTATGAATAAGTTGCCTTGTCCTGTTTTGTCCAAAGATACACATACCCATGGCATCCTTTGTATATCTCTTCAAAAAAATCAAGTTCTGTCATAGCTGCTTACCGGAAAGAATCTGTTCTGCATCTTCACAGGACCGGGCGATTCCCGCGCGGGCTCCCCGCTCTTGCAAATAGTCAAGCATGTTCTGCTGTACCGGGCGCACCCTTCCGTCCGGTTTCTTGATTTCAATTCCGCAGAAGACTGCTATTTCCTTCCCGACCATATTCGTGGTAATAGTGATTGTACGGAACCCAAATAAATCAGGGAACCCCGCCGGTAAACCCGTAGAAAATCTCCGGGCTCCGTAAATGGTTACTGATCTTGCGCTGCTTTTATGTACAGTTCCCGTCCATCCGCTGCCTACATTAGCGCGAAACATAGTTCCCAGCTTGTTTTCTGATATATGTAAACGAATTAAATTCTGTAATTCATGCTCAGTCATCATAATCACCTCTATTATTGAAATTAAACGGATTGCCGGATCCCTTTGATTTCCATCATCTTTCGTACCCAGCCAAATTTATAGCCCCGCCGGAGAGCGATATCTTCCAAATCCTGCCGACTTCTGGCCCGTCCGACTTCCTGACGTTTCCGTTTTTTCTCCAGCAGTTCCAGGCTGTCAATTTTCGCCAGCGTTCCCGCTTCTTCTTTTACTTCCCTCTCGGCCACAGGCGGCACATATCCGCAGTAAGGACAGGTACGCTGTGCCGTCATCCACACCTGATAACATTTCGGACACTGATGCATAGATATTTCCCGTATCCGTTTCTTTTTAGGTTTACTGTCCAGCGTCCATTCTTGTGGCGCATTAGGAAGGCCATGACGGAAACAATTTCCCACATGGTCAATAATAACGGCCACCTTGGAAGGATTATCGGGATCGGGACGAAGCGGACGCATAGACTGCTGGATAAACAGTGTCAGGGACGCTGTCGGCCGCGCCAGAATCACCGCTTCCATTCCCGGCACATCAAACCCTTCTCCCAAAAGATCCACATTGCATAGAACACGGAGTTTTTTGCGGCGGAAATCGGAAATAATCCTGTCCCTTTCCGCCTTGTGTGTTTCTCCGTCCACATGGGCTGCGGATATCCCGGCCGCCCGGAATTTTGCCGCCGTGTGCTCACTGTGCTTACGAGACACGCAGTAACAGACCGTTTGCCGGCCGTCTGCCAGCTTTTGATAATTAGCAACAATATCCCCCACGAGGGCATCATCGTCTACAGCACGTTCCAATTCGGACTTCACATAATCTCCGAATTGGATACGTACTGATTTAATATCCGCCTTGGATGGCGGCGCATAATAGTTATATTTGGACAGATTCCCCCATTGGATCAGCTCATCTACAGACGGCCCCATAACAAGAGATTGAAAAATATCTCCCAGTCCGTTGCCGTCAAGCCTTGCAGGTGTAGCCGTCACACCAAGCGTCATCGCCTGAGGGAATGCCTCCATGATTTTCTTCCACGTTCCTGCTGTCGCATGGTGTGCCTCATCGATAATGATGAAATCAGGTGGCGGGATACGGGTAAGCCGTCGCGCCACTGTTTGGACGGAACCGATCTGGACAGATGATTCATAATCAGCAGGTACACCGGCAGAAATGATACCGTGACGGATATTCATTGCTGTAAAAGTGCGGTCAGACTGGTCGATGAGTTCCCGGCGATGAACCAGGAACAGTACCCGTTTATTAACCAGTGCCGTTTTTCCCGCCATCCAGCCAACTACAACAGTTTTTCCTGCCCCACACGGGGCGACGGCACAGACACGCTGAACGCCCGAAGAAAAATCTGCGGCAATCCGGCTGATCAGATCCGTCTGGTAACTCCGCAGATTAAACATAGTATTAGGCCTCCCACGGAGCGGTGCCCGGGACAGCAATATTCATGCCCTGCAGCGTCTGTGGTGCTGCTGTCTGTACAGGCGGTACGGCAGCTGCCGGCTGCCGCGAGGCAGAATAGCCCGCCGCCGTCCCCATCTGCGGAACGGCGGCAGGTTGCGGCGCTGACTGTTCCTGTTCTGCCTTCGTTTCAACAAATTCTACCCCTGTCAATACGGCGTTGAGACTTGCCTGCGGCTGGTTGGCTTTGTCAGTATAAGCACGGGCTTCCAGATTCCGCACATGGCATGCAATACGATTGCCCTTATGAAAATACTGGAGGATTGTATTTCCCTGTTTTCCGAATACAGAAATACTGACAAACTGTGCAATCCGGTTGCCGTTTTCGTCTTTGCGCCCGGTTTCCACCGCCATAGAAAACCGCACATAAGCGTCTCTGCCCGTCATCGGCTGTACCAGCTCCGGTTCTCTCGCAATTCTTCCGTAAAGTGTAGCTGAAATCATAGTCATTCTCCTTTATTTTTAAAATGGGACATCTGTATCATTTAAAAGCGGTTCGCCGGTAAGAGGTTCCGCGATTTTTGCCTGTCCCTGCTCAATCAGGTATTTTGTAATCTCTCTATCTACGGCAAGCCAATCGGCGTCTGTCGCGTCGTTGACTGTCGCCGCGGCTCCGCGCTGTCCCTGCATCCGGGCGGTCATGTAAGTATCCAGCGGCTGTGTTTTATCCCAGCCGATCTGTGCCCAAATTCGTTCCAAACGCTGGCGGTGTGTTTTGTCTTGTGGTTTGCCGGCGGCAGAGTTTACAGGCATTTGATTAACTGCCGGCGTTGCGGCCTGACGGATAACAGGCGCGGGTTCTGTAACCGGAGCACCTGCATTAAGCCACTGCAGGAGTGCCTTGCCGCAATCAGCCGTAGGCGTGAAATACTGCCCATCGAATAGCTTTGTCCTATCTTTACTAACCGTAGCTGTATGGTTCTGTGATAAATCAAAGACAGTGGTAAATTCGTATTCAATACCATCACGCTGAATAGGTGCCATACCGACCTTCTGGATCTGTTTCCTTCCATTTACATCGGTCTGTATATATTCCGTCTTGCTTCTCATTGTGACAATGACATGGAGTGGCGTATGCAGCATGGTCTCTACCAGCTGGTTGTGAAGCGGCGTAATTTCGCGCCATGCCGCCCAGCTGTTTCCTCTGTACTTGCTGTCTGCCGCTTTCCCCTGCTGGTCAAGCAGCCCCCCTTCTCCACTCCATGCGTGTGACAGGCTGTCAATAATAATTAATTCGAATCCTGCCGATTCTGCCGCGCGGATGGCTTCAATATATTTCTGCGGACTGTACGGCGGGTTGATCGTCACCGTGGAATATCCGCCCAGATCGGCATACAGATCTGCAGATCCTGATTCTGTGTCAATAACAGCCACCTTTTCCAAAGGAACAATACCTGATGCAATCAGAAGTGCCGAATATGTTTTCCCCGCTCCTGATGGGCCCGCAATAGCCAGCCTGAGCTTAGCTTTAGATCGATGTGCTTTTTTAAATTCAATCGCCATAGTTACATCTCCTTTATATCGGAATTCCATCGAATCTGCGGCGGAAGACTGCTTAATGCGTTTTCTACTGCCTGATAGTCAAATGAACTGTTAAGTGTGATTGTGACCGTCATTACCTTAGGCCATGACACACCGGGCTCAACCTGCGGTATTGGTACCACAGGAGGCTTGGCCGCCGGCGGTGGAGCTGAAACAGCGGGCGAGGATACCTGCCTTGCATTCTCATCCATCTCATGGCGGCGCAGCGCTTCCTCATTGATTGTGTTTTTAATGATTTCGGCTGATGTGTCCAGCAGCTCGTCTGTCAGGAAATCTTCCGTAATGGGCGTCGCCAAAGCATAGTCTCTATTGGCTTTTTCTATCTGTAGAAGTGCCAGCTCACGGCGGGAATTGCGGAGTTCTTTGAGATCATCATGCTGTTTTTGCGCAGTCACCTGTTCGGATACTAAACGAGCGATATCTTCATAGGTATCCTTCAATTTTGCCGTCTTATTCATCCATTTAGACAGAATGTCGCAAGAGCGGAACTCTTCACGGATTCCTGCATCAAGTGCCATTTCTTCATATTTGTGCAAGATAACTTTTGTTACGCCTTCCTGCCGCCTCGCTTCGTAAGCGTCCAGCTGCTCCCGGAGCGGTCGTTCCGCTTCGTTCACAATTTTTAAAAGTTCTTTGCAGGCCTCTGCAAACTGATCAACAGGTTTGCGGAGCTTCCGTTTCCCGTTGACTTCAAACTTTTGAATACTCGTCCGGAGAGACACCACCTCCCGGAGCGTTTTTTCCATATCCTTTTGATTTTGATCAGTAACAACCAGCCCTTTGTACTTTTCTGTGATGGTCTGCAAGTTGTTTTTTACATCCTCAAAGTTGGTTGTTATGCTAAGATCCGCGGAAAGAATCTGCGGTTCAACAATCTGAATCTCTGTTATTTCAGCTTTCGTATCTATTGTTTTTTGTTCTTTTGTATCCATTGCTATATCTCCTTTTTTAATTTTGTATAATGTACCCACCGCAGGATTGGTTTTCCTCCGTGAGTATGACCCGTTTTCATTAAAGCTGTTTCTCCGACCTTATCGGCCAATATCCCCTTGATTGGCGGAGCTTCACGCCCTCTTGGCTCACTGATTTTTGCTCCCACTTTCAAGGTATTAAATACTTCACGTTCCATGCTTTTACCTCAATTAATCAATCAGCGTTGTTCAGCAGATCATCAATAAGGATATAAACCGCATAAGCATTTCCGACTAATAGCCCCAGGTTTGCGGGGTTTCCATCCTCAATAAACTTCTTCTTATGTTCTAACAGCCATTTTTCAAGTTTTATATTCATCGGTTCCAAGATCTCACATAATTCTTTTGTTGCCGTCTGTAAATCTTTGTCCATTTGTTTCTTCCTCCATTTATCTCAACCATTCAATTTGTCTAAATATGTCGTAAATCATCGCCGGAATACTGTCACCGCTTATGTTCGTCCGGCGTTTTTCTTCTCCGTGAAATGTAACATCTACAAAATCACCGTTAGGCGTTTCTACAAGCTCAATGTCTGTTACACCGCATTCAGAATAATCCAATGCTTTCTTCAGGTGCATGAGCGCATTCTGCCTTTTGCTTCTCTCGATGAGTGTCAAAAATGCAAGATGTTCATTCTTTTCTTCAATTTCTGTCATTATTTACCTCCTGTGGTATAATAGAGGCGGAAAGTCTTAGCGATTCTTTTCCGCCTGCCGATTGATAATTGCAGTTATCAGTCGGCTTTTTCAATTTTGTTTAGCTCAGTAATAATTTCAAATAAAATTTCTTCGCGTATACTCGCTTTAGCCGCGCTCATCACTTCGCCTTTTTCGTCCGCATCTGTCCAAGCAATCGACTCTTGCATGTACCTGCGACGTACATATTCGCTGATATGTTTTAATTTTTCTGCGTCATCCATTCCGCGCCTCCTCAACTCTTACAATCACTAAGGTTCCCGGCTGCAGATTTCCTACATCCCGGATCCTGTTGTCTTTTTTTGCTTGCCAGACCAGTTTCCGTAGGTCTTCTTTATCCGTGGCTATTTCGCCGCAGATTGTCCACAATGTGTCGCCCGGTTTGACTTCTCTCCGGTACTCGACAATCTTTGTCTCCGGGAAGAGCCGGTGATAGATTTTGCCTGCGTCCACCGCGGCGCCGGCCACCAGTGCGGCTGACATTAGAGCCGCTGTACAAATCAATGGTTTGTTCATGCCTGCTTTCTCCTCTTCCTAATAATTCCGGCAACTTGAGAATCATGTGTTTTTAGCCCCACTCGTAGCCGTGCACGATTTGACAGCCATGCCTTCAGCTCGTCATAAGGAATATGGATATCAACTCCCACTGACAGCGCAGGGAATGTAGTGTCATTCTTTGCCCAGTCTCGAATCTGCTTTTCGCCTATTCCCGTGCATTCATGAGCTTCTCTTGGTGTCAACATGAATTTTTCCATTTTTTACTCCTTTCTATGTTTTCTGTGGTAGGTTGTTGTAAATCTCTTTCTGCTCACTCTGTTATAATGTTGGCAAAAAGGACGTGATTTTCCGTGATGTTCATTGACAAAATAATCGATTTGCTATTTCAGGGCATCGTATCAGGACTTGTTATTCTCTTTGCAACATGGTGGATACAAAAGTATAAAGAAGCAAAGCTGTCTCAAAAATATGCCATCCTTGCGGATATTGAATTGAAAACCCATTATGACGCGCTGCTATCGATTATCAATAAATACTCCTCAGATTACGATTCAGACTTAGCATCTACTTTTGGAATGCTGGCACTGCCATACCTCACAGAAATGCCCAAAGAGAATTTGAAATTTGCAGGCAACTATTATAGACAAATCCAATTCATACACAGCACACTCCTCAAATCTCCCGAAAAGCAAGGAACTTCTGATATTAAGGTAATCGCTGTAGAATGTTTAGGAAAAAATCGTAAACTCTCCTTGATATTGAACGACTATGCGAAACTGAATGATTATTCAAACAATTAAATCTTTCCCTCCGAGACTCCAGCATGGTTGCCGTATATGAGTCAATGAACTCCTGTGCTTTTTTCAATCTTTGCTGCTCCCACGCTTCAATGTCTTTTGCACTTCCATAAATAGAGTTCATCGCGACACGTTTCCGCACGGAGTTTAATATTTCATCGATATCCGCCACGCTTTTGCCTTTCAGCAAAAACAGGATTTTCTCTTCCGTCGTTTTGATCACCTCGCTTTCTTGTTTTATGAGCTACTCTGATAAGCCCTAATCGTCTTATATACTAGACGATTAGGGCAAAAAAATTTCACTAAGAGGGCAATTCAATGCAACAGAAAGCTTTTGCAACGTAGCCGTCGTAGTATTTACTTCACTCGTTTCTTGTTCAAGGATAGAAATAATCTGACGCGATACTCCTGCTTTTTCACTTAATTCTTCTTGTGACATTTTTCGCTGCTCTCTTAGCTCCTTTAATCTATATCTCATTACTACACCTCCTTTTGTTGTCTAGTATACTGTTCATTTTGTTTCTTGTCAAGTATATTTGACAAGAATTTTTCACTAATGTAAAATATATTTGACGATATGGATAAAGGGGTGATAAATATGACATTAGGCGAATGGATTAAAAATTATCGTGATAAGCATTCGCTTTCCATGCAGGAAATGGCCGATATGTGTGGATTTAGTAAAGCGTATATAGGTCAATTGGAAAAAGGAATTAACCCGTCAACAGGTAAGCCTATTTCCCCAACGATTCAAGCATTTGACAAAATTGCACAAGCTGTCGGTTTAGATTTGGATGTATTTTTAAAAGAATTAGATGGTAATCAATTAATAACTCTTCTACCTGACAAAACAGACAAACCATCTTTCCCTGCTAAAGGGATCCGCATTCCCGTTCTTGGCAGAGTGGCCGCAGGCATTCCTATCGAGGCCATCACGGATATTGAAGACTGGGAAGAAATCCCGCAAAGCATGGCCAAGACAGGTGAATATTTCGCGTTAAAGATAGCGGGGAAATCCATGGAACCCCGCATGATGGACGGTGACGTGGTCATTGTTCGGCGTCAATCGGATGTAGACAGCGGAGACATAGCTGTTGTCTTAGTTAACGGAAACGACGCCACAGTAAAGCAGATCAGTAAATCAGATGCCGGCTTGACTCTGATAGGCTGGAATCCGTCCGTTTACACACCGAAGACATACAATAGAAAAGAATGTAAGGAACTTCCGGTGACTATTCTTGGGAAAGTCGTTGAAATCCGAGGGAAATTGTAAAGTTGTTCGAGAAATAAAAGGAGGATTATCATGGAATCTCAATCAGAAAATTTTAACAAGGTTCCATTTATTTATAGCCCACTATTTATAGCCATAATAAGTGCATTTTCATTCTTGAATGGTATCCCTTTTATTATTGCTATTATATTGCTCTACTTACGCCACAAAAAATATAAAACCATCAGTATTCAAAATGTTTCGAAAATGCAGGTTTTAGATAATTATGATACAAAGGTTTTGAACGCCCAACAACAATTAACCGAATTAAAAGAACAGTATGCACAATTAGAACAGAGCCTCAAAACACATGCCGATGAAGAAATGAATCAATTGAACAACGAACTTGCCCTTATTAAGGAAACTATATCCAAAGAAAGACATATAATGGCTGACGTCGAAAAAGCCTCCGATATGTATCTATCTTTCCCAGAATCTAACCTTTCCATTTATAATGATATGCCATCTTCAGAAATAAAAAATAATCTCTCTCTTTTGCTTGAAAATGAAAAGGAGTTGCAGCAAAACGGAAAAGCTGTAATTTTTATCCATAATGGCAGCAACCAAACAATTACTGATAAAAGGAAACAGCGCAATCAACTGCTCCGTAGTTTTAATAATGAAGCCGATAACCTGATCCATAATACAACAGCTCGAAATATAGATTCTGTTCGTGGAAAAATCACTCGTGCTTTTGAAGCGCATAATAAATTGTTTTCTATTGATGGTGTTCAGTTGACTCGTGAATTTCTAAAAAGTAAGCTTAGCCGCATGAGTTGCCTCTATGAGTATCAGAAGAAACTAGAGGAAGAAAAAGAACTTTTACGTGCGCAAAAGGACCAAATACGAGAAGAAGAAAAGGTTCGTCGTGAGCTTGATGCCGCAAAAAAGAAAATTGAAAAAGATGAAATGCAATTTAATAATGAAATTAACCGTATGATGAAATATCTTCAAAGTACCTCTCTTGAAGCAGAAAAAAAATTATATATGGATAAAATTAAAGAGTTGGAAGAAAGACTTGCTGAGTTATGTAAAGAAAAGGAAACTGTTTTACAACGGGAATCAAATGCTAAAGCGGGATTTGTCTACATTATCTCTAATATCGGTTCTTTTGGGGAAAACGTTTATAAAATCGGCATGACACGTAGACTCGAACCCATGGATAGAATAAAGGAACTCAGCAGTGCTTCTGTGCCATTTGAATTTGACGTTCATGCGATTATCTTTTCCGATGATGCACCTGCATTAGAGAACTTATTGCATCAGAAATTCAGAGACCATGAAGTAAATAGAGTTAATCATAGAAAAGAATTTTTCCGTGTAGATTTAGAGGAAATTGAAAAATTGGTCAAAGATAAATATAATAATACAGTTTCTTTTGTTTATACCCCTAAAGCCGATGAATATAGAGAAACATTGCGCATTAACAGCAGCAGTGCTTCTGCTTGATCATTTCGCACTCATTATTAATAAGATTGTTAAAATCAGGGAAATTAGATAACCAAATAAAGGAGGCTTTTAATTATGCCGATAAAACTATCCGATGAAGTACGAACTCAGTTTGATACAAATCTTTCCACAATAAAAAAATTTAACGCTAAAGATTTAATTCGCCGTGATGAATTAGGATCTGAATTAAATTTCGCTGATGCAGAAACCGATTTCGAAACAGCGATCAATCTGTTCAAAGGCTTAGCTGATATTGATATAATGAGAGTTCCCGAGTCAATAATACGAGATTTGAACAATGAAATGGATACTTTTATTAATTCCATTGAACAAATCAAGAGCTTCTCATCCATACAGGGGCCTGGTGTACGTCAGAGCCTTATAGATAGCATCACAAATAACTATAATAACTCTTAGTTTAAAACCATCTCTCCCATTGTTGCCTATTGTACTAAAGCAGGAACTGACTATGAAGCTTTACAACGGCAGGCCAAAGAGGCGTTAGATAATTTTAAACAAGAACAAGAGCAGGCAAGAAAAGAGAGAGAAGCAGCGCAAGAAAATATACGAGAAATAACAGAAGCCGTGCAGAAAGCGGCTAATTCCGTAGGTGTAACCAATCACACAGTAAATTTCCAAGAAGCTGCTACTATGTTTGAAAAAGGTAAAGATATATGGTTTAAATGGATTGTCGGCGTAAGTGTTGCCATTGTGGCATATTCCTTTATAACACTTTGGTGGTGTCCTATTATACTTGAGGAGCCATATTTATATCGATTTGCTCAAGCTATATTACCACGATTTACCGGTTTGATTGTACTTTTCTATATTTTAGTAATATGCAGCAAAAATTATCGAGCACAATCACATAACTATATAATAAATAAAAATAAGCAAAATGCACTAAGTACTTTTGAAACTTTTGTAAAGGCCACTAGTAACGAGGAAATTCGCAATGCAGTTCTGCTGCAAACGACAAAAGCGATTTTTTCAAATCCCCAGAGTGGTTATTTAAAAGAAGATGGATCAAATGATGAGCCAACACAAATAATTGAAATAGTCAAAGATATGTCAAAAGTAATTAAAAGCTGAAGACATTGGTATTGTTTGAAATCGTTTGTGTCAATTTTTATCAAGTTTATTTTCACCTTAAAAATCACCCTATTTTATTGACAGGTTTATTCAATCATACTATTGTGGAAATACAATATTGATTTCACTTTATCAAGTAATTTACAAGTAGAAAGGATGATACATAAGTTTAGAAATTAATAATACTCCAATCAAACAAAACTTAATATAGACACTTCTTCCATTTTTTTATAAAATAAGTAATAGAGAGGAGGATGATTCCCATGAGAAACGATGTTAAAATTTTACTTAATAATATTGATTTCAAGGAATTAAAAAAGGAATATGAAGCCCATTCCTCCCGGTGCAAAAAGATTTCTCAGGAGGTATCAAAATGGGGAAAAGCTCACCAGAAGAAGCTCAAAATCCTGTTACAGGACCGCTAGTCGATTTCCTTTACATTGACAGAGAACGATTTGATTCTTTTATTTCTCAAATTACCACAGGAACTCTCAGAAGTGTCACAAAGATACAAAACACATCTGAGAGTTCTTCGCATTCAATAGCAGGTGATGTGAAAGTTTTGAGGGGAGAAATCTCAAAAGCACAAACCAGTGGCGTGGGTTCTGCAGAAAAATATGATCCATTTTACTGGCAAGTCATCAATTTGTTGAATACATTGAGTACAAATGCCATTAAGATGATCGATGACAGTTTATTAGATGGGCCTAAACTGGCTACATTCAAAGGAAAACTTACTGTTCGTGATTCTAATAGCATTGGTTCAATTTCATCATCACTTGTTAGAAATCCAACATTTTTTGGAATAAGCGCAAAGGATCGTGAGGCAAAAAATAATATAAAGATGATGGATGAATTAATACAATTGCTCCCCAATTCCATCTCAATAGGAATTGAATTAGAGGACAAAAATATTATTTCTGGGACATTAAATCCATCAGGTCTAAAAATTAATAAGACGGATATTGTTCAACAATATGGGGCTACGCTTCCGGGATCATGGTTTATTTTTGGGATATTCGATTACTCTCAATCCGATGCAGTAAACTCCGATATTAAATTCTCTCCCACAGAAGGGATCATTAGTAATCTATCCGATAAATACTCTAATACTCTAAATTCTTTATGTAGTAGTGGCCCGTACAAAATTATCCCTGTTATTATCTATCGGGCAGTTTCGTTAATATAAATCGTCAATATAAAAACCGCCGCTATGCTACTAACATAACGACGGTTCTCTGAAGCAGTACTGCTAATATACTCTTCAGAATGGTAATACCCACCCGTGGGCTGGTTACTCTATAATTATAGCACAATCAGCCCTATTTTAGAAAAGGAGCTGATTTTATAATGCCTAAAAGAAAAGACAACTTATACGAAACCACTTACTATTTCAAAGGAAAGCAATATCATTTTTATGGAAAAACGGCCGCCATTGCCAAGAAAAAGAGGGACGATTTTAAAGAATTACAAGAAACCTGTCCATTATCCATCGAAAAATATACTCTTGCGGAATGGATAATGGCATGGATAGAAGCACAGAAAAATACCCTTTCTCCACAGACCTATAAAAGTTATGGCTATCTGCTACAAAAGCATATCGGACGTGCTCCTATAGGACAGCTCCTACTCATGGATTTATCCTCTACCACTTTTCGTAATTACTGGGCCATTCTCATTGGTGCCGGCTTTTCCGCGCGTACGGTAAGATATGTCCACACAATTACCAAGAAAGCCCTTAATCAAGCCGTAGAAGACGGAGCCTTAAGAGTAAATCCCCTGCAGAATGTCACACCACCCAAAGGACCCCGTAAAGCGGCTGAGGCATTAACAAAAGACCAAATAAAGGTTTTGCTGGATTCCATTGATAACAAACCCTTTCGGCGCATAGTTGAATTTGCATTGGCTACGGGAATGCGCCGCGGAGAGATCATAGGCCTATCCTGGTCTAACGTAAATCTTGATGCGGGAACGGTAACGATTGACCAATCTGTTATTCGAAAAGATGGTAATGATATTATTTCGACAAATCTAAAAACAAAATCAAGCCGCAGGACAATCACCATTGACAGAAAGACTATTATAATGCTTAAACAGCAGCATGCCTACTGCGAACGTCTAAGATTAAAAGCTGGCGGATCGTTTGATAAGTATCAACTACGTTTAGTATTTCCTGATGAAAAAGGACATATCATTCACCAAAACACTCTATCAAAGATGGCTCGTCATGCTTTTGATAAAATAAATCTTCCACATTTCACCTTCCATAGCCTGCGCCATACCCATGCCACCATGTTAGTCAAAGCCGGTATCCACTTTAAAATCATTCAGCACAGATTAGGCCACAGCAGTTTCAATGTGACCATGGACACCTATTCCCATGTAACACCCGAGATGGATAAACAGGCGGTTCAAATCATAGAAAAAATATTATAA